TATGAAGAAAAAGTTGCCGCAGAATCTAAAATTAAAGAAGAGCAAAGAAAAGAAAAGACTCAAGAACCTGAAAACATTCACCAAGTGATGTATGAGAAAGCAACTAAAAATTGGAACACTGTAAAAGAAACTCAAGGTGGTTCTGAGAACTTTCAAGAAGGTTCTGGTGGTTGGAACTCTGGCACTGGTATGGGGCAATATCGATGAATGCAGATTGGCGTTACAGTAAGGAAAAGACTGCACTAAGAACTAGTGCTCTCAATATTCTTCTTCACAAATTTGGAAGAGAAATTAATTCTGATGGAACACCAAGACATTCAAATCAAAGTATTTACGAATGTGTTCATGATTGGGTATCACAAGGTAATGTAAATACTAATGGACTAGTTAAATACTATGAGGCATATTACTCATGAAAAATCTTTTTGCTGCATTAATAGTAGCAATTTCATTTAACCCTTCGGCAATTGCCAAACCAACTAAAGGATTCAATACTATGGACTCTTTGGGTTGCATGATCTTACGAGAATGCACCGACAATGTTCGAAGAATCACAAGTATCAAGGATATTAAAAATAACTATCCCGACACTGATTATTCTGCTATTAATGTGGAGTTTGACCAGATGTTGGTATCCCTTGATAAAGTCGGAGTTATGGTTTTTTTAGCAGACCAAAAATACTTTCCAGTCGGGCATCGTGGTGTTTATCATACTGTGAGTAACAACTTTTATTTGAATGATGCTTTTATGCATCGACCATCAACACTTATGACTGTTATGCGTCATGAGGGATGGCACGCTGCACAGGATTGTATGGCAGGTAGTATTGAGAATAGTTTGGTTGCTATTATTAAACCAGAAGAAGATGTGCCCAAACTTTGGAGGAGAATGGTGGAAGACACTTATCCAAAACATTCAGTGCCTTGGGAATCGGAAGCAATGTGGGCAGGTAAGACTGAAGGTATGACTGCTAAAGCACTCTCTGCTTGTGCTACTGGTAAAATGTGGACCATATATCCTCCCACACCTCTGACTAAAAAGTGGTTGATTGAAAATAACTATATCGATAAATAATAAAATCCTACATAGGAAAACCAGCCAAGAAGAGTTCTGTGAAAAACTCCTTGTGTTATAATGGTAAACTCTTTGTTGGATATTAAAACTCAAGCATGACTAACTTAACAAGAGATGTATTAATCAAAACCATAGTTGCTGAAGAAATGAAAGAATGTGATGGTAATGATTATACAAAACAACTTAAGAATGTCTATCATAAATGGGAACATGAATCAAGTGAAGTTCTTTGTAGACAATATAACAAGATCGTGAATACAAATCTGACAGTAGATGTATTGACACCCTAAATAGAGTTGCCTTACTCTATACTCATGCTCGGAAACAAATCCAAAGCAAAGGTAGAAGAGAAAGACGACCACCATGAAGATAAGAGTGAAGTCCTTGGTAATTTGGTGAAAGTTGTTGTACTTATATGGTCTGCTTCTTTACTTACCTTTAGTTACGTTAGACTTCCTAATGGTCAAAAGATTTTAGATTTTGATCCCACCTTTATTGCATCAGTCTTTTCAGGATCACTTGCTGCATTTGGTTTAAGTCCTGCTAAAAATGGTGGTTCTCAAGCAAAGGTAATTGCAAAAAAAGAACCTGAAGTTGTATCTGCAGTAGAACCCAAGAAATACTAATGAGGAAATCTACCGAGCAAGTTACAGAGCATGTACCGAGTAAGTCTCCTTTTAAAATTGTAGCATTAGTAATTGGTGGAGTTATTGGTGTTGCTCATATTGGTGTTCTAGGTCATTTAATTAATGCTAGCAACACAATTAAGTATCCAATTATTAATCTTCCTAATGGGAAGTATTCTTCTTATAATGTACAAGTTGGAAAAGATGGGTATAAAATTGAGTATCGTGCAAATGATCCAAAGGTTTTGACCTCTGAAAGGTCAATGAATTTGGATAAGAATAGAAGAGGTCTCTTTGGTGGTGGAAGTGAGCAGAGAAATGAATATCGTCGTGATGAATATACTGCTGAAGGGTATCGTAATATGCAAGGTGGAGGTGAAATAAATGCTGAGGGAAAGTCTGCAAAAGACATAGAGTGCATCGTGGCGGACGCTGGAGCACGGTCTCAAGGTGCGATGGCAGGAACTAGTATTGCTGCTGGTGCCATTATTCCTGCGGTTGCTAATATTCCTTATATTGGATGGTTAGCATCTGGATGGGCTCTTATTTTAGGGCAAAAAGTTGGATCTGAAGTTGGATCTGAAGTTGGTAGTGTATTTAATGACTGTTAATGGAATTGTTTTTAAGACCACTGAATGATTTTAATGATCCTACTTGGAGTGTAATTATATCTCTTGCCATTCTTTTGGGAGGAGTTTTATATTATGTTGCATATATACTTCGTATGGCTTCTGATGAAATGAGAAATGAGCGACCTGACGAATAAGGATGCTGAACAAGATTCTAAACTTGCTGTTCTGGAAAGTAGAGTAGAAAGTTTTAGAGAAAGAGTTATTTCTTTAGAGGAACGTATGAAAGAAGTTCCTCAAATGAGTGAATTAGATTCTTTCGCAAGTCGTATTGAAAAACAAAATGATGATCTTAAGAATAGGGTCAGACAATTAGAACGTTGGGTATGGGGTGCTGCTGCAGTTATTGCTGTTGGTGCATTTGTGATTGGTATTGCAGCAAACGCACAGGAGGCAAATCATGGGAGCAATGACCCCACCAAGTCGGAAGAGTTGTTACAACTTCCGAGTTATAGAAATTAATCGTGTTGTCGATGGTGATACTATTGACGTTACTATTGATCTCGGGTTTGATCTATACAAGAAAGAAAGAGTTAGAGTTGCAGGAGTTGATACGCCTGAGAAGAGAACAAGAGATGATGAAGAGAAAGCATTAGGTTATGATGCAACAAATTGGTTAAAAGAAAAATTAGAAGGAGCAATTAGTGGTGATGATGACCTTATTATTCGTACTGAGCTTGTCGGTGGCATGGGCAAGTATGGTCGTTTACTTGGGTGGTTGTACATTGGTGATGCAGAACTCTCCCTTAACGAACAAATGATTACCGAAGGATATGCTTGGGCATATGATGGTGGTACCAAACAAAAGAATTTTGAGGAATTGCGTGAAATTCGTCGTGCTCATGGCACGTTGATTGAATGATTTCAACTCTTTACATACTGCTACTTCTTTTCTTACTAACCACTGGAATGATGGCAGTAGGAAACAAAACATCAATCAATAGGAAATACTAAAATGCAAAAGTTAGTCAATGTAATCGCACTACTTTCAGGTCTTGTATCACTATCAGTCATTGGTGGTGGAGCATATCTCTATCTCAATAAGGATGCAATGATTGAAGATGCAAGAGCAAAAGCAACAGAAGCAATTACTGAAGCAATTACTGAGGCACTTCCTGGAATGATTGATAGTGCTATGCCGGAGGTTCCTGAGTTACCAAAAGAAACTGGTGGTGTGTTGCCTTTCTGACAATTTGATGAGAAATGTTAAATAACAATAATATTACTGCTCTTTTCAATGACTAGATCTGTACCTAGAAAAAAACAAAAAGATAATCAAGATAAGTTCTTCTTGTATGTTATTTTTTTTCATCTCTTCACTGCCATTTCTAACATCTTTAAAGATTGATGCCTGAAATTCGTGATATAAAAATAAATGAAATAAGTATTCCTCCAGTTAGAAGTATCTTTACTGGACCACCACAAGCAATACCAAATTCACCACCAGTCACTGTTACAATAGGTTCTCCTATTGTTGATATTCCAGGATGTGTAGAGTTTAATCCTAATGGTCCTGGATTAGTTGATAGTGATCCAGCAGGTAATAGAGTGTTGTGTGATGGTAATGTGCCATCATTTAATCCAATTGAGTATGAACCAAATCAGGCAATTATGTCTGGACCTCCCGAACCTATTCCTTCTTATGATGAGACATCAAAACCTTCAATAATACCAGAGATACCAACATTAGATATACCATCAGGGGCACCTCCGGATACTGCTATTGTGGACAAGGAAGAAGAAAAATCAATAGAAGTAGTAGAGGATCCAACATTCGTGGAGCAGTATCTGCCATCAGCACAAGAAGT